GTTTTATTTAATTTATATCCTTTTCAATCTAAAGTATTAAATCTTTGGCAACATAATCAATATAATATTGTATTAAAATCAAGACAGTTAGGTATATCAACATTAGCCGCTGGTTATTCACTTTGGTTAATGTTATTTCATAAAGATAAAAACATATTATGTGTTGCTACTAAATCCGAAACAGCAAAAAATATGGTAACTAAAGTTCGATTTATGTTTGAACAATTACCAACATGGCTTAAAATAGGTGTAGAAGAAAATAATAGATTATCTTTAAGATTATCGAATGGTTCACAAATAAAAGCAGTTTCTGCAGCTAGTGATGCAGGTAGATCTGAAGCAGTATCACTATTAATAGTAGATGAAGCAGCATTTATAGACAATATTGAGGATATATACACAAGTATCAAACCCACAATTTCAGCTGGAGGAGGTTGTTTAATTTTAAGTTCTCCTAATGGTGTTGGTAATTGGTTTCATCAAACATGGGCTAGATCTGAAGCAGATAATAATGACTTTTTACCCATTAAATTACCATGGTATGTTCATCCTGAAAGAAATAAAGAATGGTTTGAAAAAGAAACCAACAACATGTCACCAAAATTAGTTGCTCAAGAATATGAATGTGACTTCATATCATCAGGAGATACTGTATTCTCTCCAGAACATATTGAATTTTATGAAAAAACATATCTAAAAGAACCAATTGAACGTAGAGGAGTAGATAAAAATTTATGGATTTGGGAATCTGTTGATTATAATAAAAATTATATGGTTATAGCAGACGTAGCTAGAGGTGATGGAAAAGATTATTCTGCTTTTCATATAATGGATATACAAAACAATATTCAAGTTGGAGAATATAAAGGACAACTAAATACTACAGATTTTGGACATTTATTAGTGGGTATAGCCTCAGAATATAATGAAGCATTACTTGTAGTAGAAAATGCTAGTATAGGGTGGGCAACAATACAAACTATATTAGATAGAGGATATAAAAATTTCTATTATTCTCCTAAAAGTGAAGCAATGAATTTAGAATCATATTTGGATAAATATGATAACCCTAATAATTTTGTTCCTGGATTTACTATGTCTTTAAAAACTAGACCTATGGTAATATCTAAAATGACTGAATATTTTTCTGAAAAAAGTGTTATTATTCAAAGTAAACGTTTATTAGAAGAAATGAAAACTTTTATTTGGAAAAATGGAAGATCTGAAGCTCAACAAGGATATAATGATGATTTAATAATGAGTTTTGGAGTAGGATTATATGTTAGAGATACTGCTCTTAGATTTAAACAACAAAACTTAGATTTAACTCGTGCAGCTTTAGACAGCTTTAAAACTACTAAAACATCATATAATGGAGTTTATAGTCCTTCAAAATCTGATAACCCATATAAATTTGATGTTAATGGAAATAATGAAGATTTAAGGTGGCTTTTTTAATATTTATTAATATATTATAAATCACAATATTTTAAAATGGCAGATAAAAGTTTATTCTCAAGATTAAGAAGATTATTTTCTACAGATGTTGTTATACGCAACATTGGTGGTAATGAATTAAAAGTTATTGATACCAACCAAATCCAACAATCTGGAGATATTTTAACCAATTCATTATATGATAGATATAGTAGATTATATGTAACTGGAAATTCCCCAGTTTATAATCCTGCTATGAATTATCCATTAATGAGAACCCAATTATATAATGACTATGAAGCTATGGATACCGATGCTATATGTGCTTCAGCATTAGATATATTATCAGATGAAAGTACTTTAAAAAATGATATGGGTGAAATGCTCCAAATAAAAAGTACAGATGAAAATATTCAAAAAATACTATATAATTTATTTTATGATATATTAAATGTAGAATTTAATCTTTGGTCATGGGTTAGAAATATGTGTAAATATGGTGATTTCTTTTTAAAACTAGAAATTGCTGAAGGATTGGGGGTATATAATGTTATCCCTTATACAGCATATAATATAGCAAGAGAAGAAGGATATGACCCAAAATCAATGAGTTCAGTTAGATTTAGATTTGATCCAAATGGTATTGGGTCTGAAACTCAAAATAGTTTTGGATTATTAACGGCAAAATCAGATGTAGGTGTATATTTTGATAATTATGAAATAGCTCATTTTAGATTATTAGCAGATGTAAATTACTTACCATATGGACGTTCTTACCTAGAACCAGGAAGAAAGCTCTTTAAACAATTAACTATGATGGAAGATGCTATGTTAGTTCATCGTATAGTTAGAGCTCCTGAAAAACGAGTATTTTATATGAATGTAGGTGGGATTCCTCCAAATGAAGTAGATGCATTTATGGAAAAAACAATTTCCAAAATGAAACGCACCCCTTATATAGATCCAAATACTGGTCAATACAATATGAAATTTAACCTTCAAAACATGATGGAAGATTTTTACATCCCAGTAAGAGGAAATGATTCCTCTACTAAAATAGATGTTACTAAAGGATTAGATTATGACGGAATCACAGACGTTACTTATTTAAGAGATAAATTATTTGCTGCACTTAAAATACCTAAAGCTTTTTTAGGATATGATGATAAATTGCAAGGTAAAGCTACATTAGCTGCTGAAGATATAAGATTTGCTCGTACCATAGAACGTATTCAAAAGATTATTTTATCTGAGTTATATAAAATAGCATTAATACATTTATATTCTCAAGGATATAAAGATGAAAATTTAGTTAATTTTGAACTATCATTAACTACTCCTTCTATAATTTATGAACAAGAAAGAATAGCATTAATGAAAGAAAAAGTTGAATTAGCTAAAAATATGCTTGAAGCTAACTTACTACCCTCAGATTTTATATATGATTATATATTCCAATTTAGTCAAGACCAATATGATGAATATAGGGATTTAATAGTTTATGATAAAAAACGTAATTTTAGATATAAACAAATTGAAGATGAAGGTAATGATCCATTAGAAAGTGGTGCATCATATGGAACTCCTCATGATTTAGCAACATTATATGGTCAAGGTAGATATCAATCTAATTCTAAAGATGTACCTTTGGGATATAATGAAGATACACCACTAGGAAGACCTAAAAAGAAAGTATCTAAAATAAATACTCAAGAAGATCCTTTAGGAAGAGATAGATTAGGTAGAAAAGACATGAAAGTAGATGATCAACCTGGTATAGATAAAAGTGTAAAAGAAATTTCAACCGATAATACTAAAACAGAATATTTAAAAAATAAAACATTGTTAGAAAATTTATCTAATAAAAAAATATTTACTAAAAATGATAAAAACAAAGAATCACTTTTAGATGAAGATCAATTAATTGATTAAAAATTTACATATATTTATAAAAAATACATTTGATGAAAATCGCACATTCTAAGTACCGTAATACTGGAATATTATTTGAAATTCTAATACGCCAAGTAACATCTGATACTTTATCTGGAAAAGATTCCTCAGCATTGCCTATTATTAAAAAGTATTTTACTAAAACTGAACTTAGTAAAGAATATAGATTATATGAAACTTTATTTAAAAATAAAAACCTTTCAGAATCAAAAGCAGAAATACTTATAAATACTTTATTGGAAGCTTCAACTAAATTAAATAAAACTTCATTAAGAAAACAAAAATATAATCTTATAAAAGAATTAAAAGAACATTATAATTTAGATGAATTATTTAAAACTAAATTACCAAATTATAAATTCCAAGCTGCATTTTTTATTCTTATAGAAAGTAAAAATTCTAAAGAAAATATAGATACTGAACAAGTATTTAATAATAAAATTACTTTATTAGAATCTTTAACTTCTTCAAAAATTAATAAAGAAGTCCCAAAGCCAACAGTACTTGATGAATTTAATGATTATGATAAAGATACTAGAATATTAACATATAAAATATTACTAGAAAAATTCAATAACAAGTATAAAAATTTAAGTGATAGACAAAAAAATATTTTAAAAGAATATATTAATTCTATAGATTCTACTCCAAAATTAAAAGAATTTTACAATCAAAATATTTTTGAATTAAAAACTGAAATTGTAGAATTAAATAAAAAAGTTAAAGATAAATCTGTTAGTATTAAGTTAAATGAAGTGGTTAAATTATTAAAAGAAATTGATAAAACTTCTTCTATTAAAAGTGATGATATAGTAAATTTATTACAATATTATGATTTATTAAACGAATTAAAAGTAGTTAATAAATGAAACGTGATCAATTAAAAGAAATAGTAAAGAAAAAACTTCAAGAGAATGGAGATGCAGTGGCTGCATTAAGAGATAAAAATTTAAAAGAAGTATTATCTCCTATGAAATTAGCAGATTTATTAGCTAAAGAAGGAGTTATTAAAGATGAATTTTTAGACATGAGAGGTGGAGCATCATCTAAACTTGGATTCATATTAGACAAATGTATTAAAGAATTAGAAATAGTAAAAGAAATATCTTCTACTGGGGGTGGAGCTTCTTTCACTCCAGGAGTTGGAGAACAATATGCTACACCAAAAGCATTTAATGGAAAGAAAAAACTTCCAATAATTAGAAAACCATTAAGATAATTCAATATTTATAATCATGAATAATTCTCGTAAAATAAAAGATTTAAAAATTAAAATTGCTAATCTTGAATTAGAAATCAGATCACTGCTAGATGCAGGAAAATCTGAGCCCGGCATTATAGACGCTATAGCTGCGGATATAAGCGATTTTACTGACGAGATTATGAAAGTAAAAAAAGAACTAAAAAGTATGGGAGTTAAAATTGATGAATCCATTAAATTAGTTGATTTATATGAAGATTTAACAAAAAATAAAAACAATTAATCATAAATGAAAACACTACAAGAACAATATAATTTAATTAAAGAAGGAAAAGGTAATAAAGATTTTTTCATGAAATCTACTTTAACTCAATTTCCTAATTTAGTTAATAAATTTACTTCATTTAACTCAGCAATTCAAATATTATCTACAAAAGGTATTATTTCTGAAGGAATAGGAGGATTAGTATGTAAACCTGAAAAAGAACCAGATTGGTTTTCTATTTTTAAAGAAAATATAAATGAAGAATATGGTCATCAAGAAGCTAAAGCTGAAGAAAAAAAACCAACTAAAGATGTAGTTGATACTGAGATTGAAGGATATGATTATAAAGATTTAGATAACATAGATAATATCTATGGTGAACAATTTTTAAAAGGATTTTATACTGAAATGAGAGATCCTAAAAATGAGGAAAAATCTGTAGAAGATCTTAAAAAAATTGTAGCTAAAAATTTAAAAAAAGATAGATTACACTATGTAAAGGATGGTCAATTTGGAGTTAAAGGATTAGGATATACTGAAGATGCACCTGGCTTAGGTATTCCAAAAGAAGCAAAAGGTAAATATAAAAGTAGTGGATATGGTACTTTGAAAGAAAACCAAGAAAAAAAACTAACTGAAAATTACATGATTTCTAAATCTGGTTCTAAAACAAATCCTTCATATGTTATAGAAAAAACAGACGGATCTGAACAAATAAATATGTTTTTTGATTCTGAAGAAAAAGCTAAAGAATACGCTGATAAAAAAGGATTAAAAATTAGCCCTAAAAAGGGATATAATATGGAAGAATCATTAGATGAATATAAAAGCACATTAGGTGATTTTGATGGATCTGGTTTAATAGTAGTAGGTTCTACTCAACTAAATAACAATGCTATAGGTGATATGCTAGAAGAAACTGATTTTTATGGTATTTGGAATACTAGAGAAGGATATTGGTTTTTTCCAGAAGCAGAAGAAACTTTAGATATTTTAGAAAAAGAATTAGAACAAGAATTTATTCAAAGAGGAATTAGCGCTAGATTTGAAGGACAATATTATTAAAATTATCCCATGAAACAAATTTTAAAAGAATATCATTCATTTAATTCAAAACCCTTAACAATAAACGAAGCCTTATCAAAACAAGGTGGTAATTTATTTGTTGAAGGTATTTTGGCTACTGTAGAAGAAAAAAATGGTAATGGAAGATATTATAAAAAAGAATTATGGGAAAGAGAAATTGAAAAATTTCAACAAAAAATAAATAACCACACCACTGAAACCTGTGGAGAACTAGACCACCCCGATAGTCAAATAATTAATTTAAAAAATGCATCTCATGCTGTTAGAAAATTATGGTGGGAGGGTGATGTAATTAAAGGATTATTAGAAATATTTTGTGCTGAAGATAGAAGAGGGAATGTTGCTGGTAGAATAGCAGGTTCATTTTTTTATAATAATTTATTAACTGGTATTTCTTCTCGTGGTATGGGTTCACTTAAACAAGTGGGTGAAATTTTAGAAGTACAAGATGATTTTGAACTATTAACCTGGGATCTAGTAAGTAATCCTTCAAACCACGGATCATACATGTCTCCAGTTAGTTTAAATGAAGGAGCAAATTCAGTATATGATCCTTATCATAAAGTAAATTCAATATTGAAAGATATTTTATGTTCTAATGGATCTTGCCCCATAATTTAACATTATTTAAAAAATATTTTAAAATTAAGATACATTTATGTATCTTTTTTTTTCTTTTTTTCGATTTTAATCTTTTTTCGGGTATGTATGGATATACAATATGCTACGTCCTGTAGTATTAACCGAAAACTAATCCCCATTATACTTTTTTAATAAGTATATTTCCAAAAACAAATTTTAGGAAAATGAACAGAGATTTTTTAAAAGAAGCTATCGCTGATGCGAAGACAATCAAAGAAACAGCAATTGTGAATGCTAAAAAAGCTTTAGAAGAAACTTTTACCCCCCATTTACAATCCATGCTTTCTGCAAAAATTTCAGAAATAGAAGAAGCTGATCTAGAAGAAAATGAACTAGAAGAAGTAGAAGCTATAGATGAAATGGACAAAGAAATGGATGAAATGATGAAAAATGAAGATGAAAATCTAACTTATGAAACAGAAATGAAAAAAGGTAAAGATTTAGAAGAAGTAGATTTAGATGAACTATTAGCTGAACTAGAAAATGTTAATGAAGCTGAAGAAGAAATGGATGACACAGAAATGGATTCTGAAATGGATGATATGGATATAGATTCTAAAATGTCTGAAGAAGAATTTAGCATTGAAGACATGTCTGAAGAAGAATTAGTTTCATTTATTGAAAATGTAATTGAAGACATGATTAAAAGTGGTGAGCTAGAAGCTGGTGAATCAATGGAAAGTGAAGAAGAATTAGATGAAGAAATCAATTTAGAAGCACTTTTTAATGAAGAAGAAGAAATGGAAGAAGCTTATGAAGAAGATAAAATGATGGAAGCTTTAAAAAACAAACTAAAAACAACTGAAACTGAACTTAAAGAAGCATATAGTGCTATCAACGAGATGAAGAATCAGTTAAATGAAGTAAATCTTTTAAATGCTAAATTGCTTTACGTTAACAAAATTTTCAAAGCTAAAACATTATCTGAAGGCCAAAAATTAGATGTTTTAACAGCATTTGATAAAGCAACAAATGTTAAAGAAGTAAAATTAATTTTTGAAACCCTTCATACCAATTTCAAAACATCAAAAACTCCAATTAAAGAAAATAGAATTGGATTTGCTTCAAAACCAACACAAGTTGTATCAAACCAAAAACCAATTATGGAAGTTGATGCTTTAGTAACCAAATTCCAAAAATTAGCAGGTATTATTTAAAAACAAAAACAAACTAAAAACAATTAAAAACTAAACAAAATGTCAAACACGATTCAAAATCTTTTAGAATCATCAAACCCATGGCAGTCATTGCAAAATGATGCTGCACGTTTGGCTTCTAAATGGACCAAAACAGGCTTACTTGAAGGCCTTAATGGAGAAATTGAAAAAAATAACATGTCACTTCTCCTTGAAAATCAAGCAAAACAATTACTTATTGAATCTTCACTTTCAGGTGGTGGTGTAGCTGGTGCTAGCTTTACAGTAGGTACTGGTGAACAATGGGCTGGAATTGCTCTTCCAATGGTAAGAAAAGTATTTGGACAAATTTCTTCTAAAGAATTTGTTTCTGTACAACCAATGAACTTACCTTCTGGTCTTGTATTCTTCCTAGATTTCCAATATGGAACTACTAAAGCTCCATTTACATCTGGTACTTCACTTTATGGTACCACTTCAGGATCAGCTGATGCTTCAGGTGGTCTTTATGGTGGTGGTAGATTTACTTATTCTACTAACAACACTCAATCACTTAATCCATCAGTTGCAGTAGTTACTGCTTCTTGGTCTGACTTTAATTTTGATTCAGCATATTCTGCTTCAGCAGTAAATGATGAGTATAAAAAAATAACAGTTACTTTAGGTGCTGGTAGTAATGCTGATTTTAATGGTGTTAGAGGATTTACCTTTACTTCAGGTAGTCAAGTTACAGTTGCAAATAACCTTCCAGCATTTACTACAACTAATAATACTTCAACCGTATCATTTATTATAACAGGATCTGTTATTCCATCTGTTGCTACATTGAGTAATGCAACTTGTTCTTTCCAAACTCAACCTTTGGATAACAAGAGAGGTGATTTTGAAGATGGAAACACTACACTTAATGGTAACAACAACCCAATTGTAATTCCTGAACTTAACATTCAAATGAGAAGTGAAGCTATTACTGCTAAAACTAAAAAGTTAAAAGCTGTATGGACTCCTGAATTTGCTCAAGACTTGAATGCTTATCAAAATTTGGATGCTGAATCTGAATTGACTAGCATTATGAGTGAATATGTTTCATTAGAAATTGACCTTGAAATTCTTGACATGTTAATTGAAAATGCTCCTAGCGTAGAATATTGGTCAGCTATTAACAACCAAGCAATTACTAGCGCTACAGGTGATGGTACATTTAATAACAGTTTAGGATTTTATAACACTCAAGGTGGATGGTTCCAAACATTGGGCACTAAAATTCAGAAACTTAGCAACGTTATTCATCAGAAAACTCTTCGTGGTGGAGCTAATTTCTTAGTATGTTCTCCAACAGTAGCAACAGTTATTGAATCAATTGCTGGATTTGCTTCTAACACTGATGGTGATGCTCACAAACAAAAATATGCGTTTGGTGTACAAAAAGCTGGTCAATTAAATGGTCGCTATACTGTATACAAAAACCCATATATGCAAGAAAATACAATCTTGTTGGGATATAAAGGAAACCAATTCCTTGAAACTGGTGCTGTATTTGCTCCATATGTTCCATTGATTATGACTCCTCTTGTATACGATCCTGATACCTTTACTCCAAGAAAAGGTCTCTTGACTCGTTATGCTAAAAAGATGGTTCGTCCTGAATTCTATGCTAAGATTTATGTTAGTGGTTTGAATACCCTATAATAAATTAGAAATCTAAAATAGAAGGGCATCAATTATTTGATGCCTTTCTTTTTTTTTATATATTTACATATATAATTTTGTTATTTATAGTTATTTTATTATATTTATTAATAAATAAAATTTATGATTGAAACTCCTAGCCAATTGCCAATATCTAGTTATGTAATGAATTTTCCATTTTCTCTAGATACAAAGAATCCAAATAATATATGGATGAATGAATTAAGTGAAGAAGAATTAAAAGTAAATAGACCTAAAGCCTATAAGCAGTTTATGGATCTTTATAATTTTTTAGCCGGGAATAGTTTAGTATATCTCCTTCCTAGTTATGGTAATTATCAAGATCAAGTATATGTTGCTAATCTAGGAATATACCTTCCACACATAGAAGATTCAAATAATATAATTTTATCAAATTATACCTCTAAACCTAGACGTGGTGAAGAAAATGTTGGGGAAGATTTTTTTAATTTAATGAATTATAAAACGCATAAATGTCCTTATTATTGGGAAGGTGAGGCCGATTTGAAGTTCTTGCGTAATAACGTTTATATTGGCGGTTATAACATAAGATCTAATGTTGAGGCATACAAATGGATGGAAGAAAATTTCAAAATGAAAATTATACCATTA